GAACTGGTTAGGTGGTGGTTCAGGTTTATCAAACACAGATGGCTCGGTAACTACTACTGTTTCAGCCAATCCTACGGCAGGTTTTAGTATTGTTAAATGGGATTCTACTTCAGGTTCTGATTCAATGGGTCACGGACTAAATTCTGCTCCAGAAATAATCCATTCAAAAAGAATTAATGCAAATGAAAATTGGTCAGCACATACTAGTGTAGTAGATGGTAGTTGGGATTATTTTAGAATAAATACAACTGACGGAAAAGGAGACAGTAGTTACACAGCTGCTTCAAACTCAGTTTTTTATTATAATTATGGTACAGTACAAAATTGGATTAGTTATTGTTTTCATAGTGTAAAAGGTTTAGTAAAATAGGAAAGTTTACATCAAACGGAAATGATGACGGCGCCTTTATATATACCGGGTTTAAACCGGCACTTGTTATGATAAAACCTAATGTAACAGATGGTTGGTCACATTGGTATATGTTTGATAATAAAAGAGACCATTATCAATTGAATGATGCTCCTCAATATGCTAATTTAAATATACAAGATGGATATTATGGTGGTACTCCAGCAACTAATTATTCTCAAATTGATATGCTTTCTACTGGATTTAAAATTCGTAGAGATGGAAATTGGGGGGTTGGAGGTTCAGGACAAGTATCTATCTATATGGCTTTTGCTGAGGCTTCTTTAGTAGGAACAAATGATGTTCCAACAACAGCAGCATAGGAGAATTAATGAATATAATTAATAAAATTAAAAACTTCTTTTTTCCAAAACCTTTAGTATTAACTAAAAAAGTTGAAAAGTTAGATTTAAAAGGTGTAGAGAAAAAGACAAAAGCTGAGTTAGAAAAACTTGGTAGAAAAATCGGTGTCGAATTAGACAAACGATTAACAAAGGCAAAATTAATCAACGAGATTAAGAAACATAATAAAAAACTTTAATATTGAGGATTGAAAATGAGTGAAAAAGAAACAGTAAAGAGTATAATTACAATAGATGGAACTGATTATGATTTGGATAAATTTCCACTTACTTTAAGGAACACTATTGTTGCAAGACAAGAGTTACAAACTTCTAAAGTAAGACACGAAATTGAATTGGAAAAAATTGATGTATTGACAAATTATTATAATGAAAAAATCAACGAAGGTATAAAACAATTCAATGGCAGCGATAGCAAATCTTAGAATAGACCAAGGCGCAACCTTTACTTCAGATGTCACAGTTACAAATAGTGATGGTGACGCTGTTGATTTAGCAGGTTACACAGCACAGGCCAAATTGGCCAATGCTCACGGTTCTTCTACAACTACAACTATTACAACAGCAATTGCTAGTGATAGCTCTACTGGTGTCATTTCGTTATCTCTTACAGATACACAAACAGCATCTTTAGATGCACCTGCCAGATATGTTTATGATGTCTATATTACTAAAACCGCTGACGGTACAGTTACCAGAGTGATAGAAGGCATTATTACTGTTAATCCTAAAGTATAATTAATCTTTTCCTCAATACACTTTCGTTATAAATATTACAAAGAGAGAGGAACCATACATGGTTAAAGCAGTAATTAATCAAACTGGCGGAGTTCGTGCAAATATTAACTCCACTACTTCATCCGGACCACAACAGGTATCTGTTCAAGTCCCTAGTACAAACTTGTCTGTAGTAAATACAAACAGACTTAGAAGTTTGACAGATGTTGATGCTACTACACTTACCGATGGCGCCTTATTGCAATATGATGCCCCAAGTGATAAATTCGTAACAAAAACAACCATTGAAACCAATACAGGTACAATTATATTCAATGGTGGAACATTTTAGGAGCTTAAATAGATGTCAACAGTAATTCAGATAAAAAGAAGTAGTAATACTACAGCTCCATCAAGCCTTTTTGACGGTGAATTAGCTTATACTTATGGTACAGGTACCCAAGCCAACTTAGGAGATAGACTCTTTATTGGTGAAGGTGGTGCAGGCGGCGATGGATATGCAAACAATGTCACGGTTATAGGTGGCCAATATTTCGTAGATAAATTAGACCATGTAGATGGTACATTAACAGCGAGTTCAGCTTTAACAGCAGATAGTAACTCAGCTATTAGTGCAATCAAAATAGGAAATTCTACTACCATAGGTGGTACTTTAACCCTCAACGAAGGAACAAACAACGGTACAAATTTTGTTGCGTTAAAAGCTCCAAACTCAGTAACAAGTAATGTAACTTTTGTTTTACCTGATGGTGATGGTTCAAATGGACAATTCTTAAAAACAGATGGTTCAGGTAACTTATCATTCGGCACAGTCACACAAACTCTCTCTATAGGTGCTGATGTAGGTTCAAACGATAGTGTAAACACAGGTGAAACAATTACATTCACAGGTGATACAGGTATCACAACAACTGTTTCTAATAATGACATTTCAATTGACTTAGATGACACAGCAGTAACTCCAGGTGCTTATGGTTCTGCTACATCTATACCAACATTTACAGTTGACCAACAAGGTAGATTAACAGCAGCTGGTTCTGCTTCAATCTCAACAACATTAACAATCGTTGATGAAAGTTCAACAGCAGCTACAATTAGTTTAGCAACAGACACACTTAAAATTACAGGTGGTTCTGGTATTACTACAGCAGCTTCTGGTGATACAATTTCTATCAACTTAGATTCAAATGTTGTAACTGAAGATTCAACAGACACACTAACAAACAAAACTATTGATAGTGCGAACAACACATTAACAATAGATTTATCTGAAGCAACTGTAACAGGTACTACTGCTGAATTTAATAGTGCATTATCAGATGGTTCATTTGCTACATTAGCAGGTTCTGAAACACTAACTAATAAAACTTTAACAACTCCTGTTATTTCATCTATCAGTAACACAGGTACATTAACATTACCTACATCTACAGACACTTTAGTAGGTAGAGCGACAACTGATACATTAACTAACAAAACAATTAATAGTGCAAGTAACACAATCACTATTACTGAGTCAAACATTTCAGACTTAGGTTCTTATATCACAGCAAGTTCTACTGATACATTAACTAACAAATCTATCGACTTAGCAAATAATACTTTAACAGGTACTACTGCTAATTTTAATAGTGCGTTAAGTGATGGTTCATTTGCTACTTTAGCTGGAACAGAAACACTAACTAATAAAACTTTAACAAGTCCAGCAGTTAATACTGCTACAATCGAAGGCGGTACAATTGGTAACTCTACACCAACTACGATTATTAAAGTTGATAATATTAGTTTAGATGGTAATACAATTACATCTACAGATTCAAATGGCGACTTAGTATTAGATGCTAACGGCACAGGTTCGATTGATGTAAACTCAAATAAAATTATTAATGTTGCAACTCCAACAGCTGACAATGATGCAGCTAACAAATCATATGTAGATGGTGTTGTAAACGGATTAGATGTAAAAGAATCTTGTCAACTTGCTACTACAGCTAACTTATCGGCAACTTATAATAACGGTGCAGGTACTTTAACAGCAGGTTCTAACGGTGCATTATCAATTGATGGTGTTACACCAAATGTTAATGATAGAATTCTTGTTAAAGACCAATCAAGTGCAGTTCAAAACGGTATCTATAAAGTAACAACAGTAGGTGACGGTTCAACAGCATTCGTATTGACTAGAAGTCCAGATGCTGATACAGCTGCTGAATTAACTGGCGGAACATTCTTCTTTGTTGAAGCTGGTTCGGCAAACGCAGATAACGGTTATGTTGCAACTCATAATGGCACACCAACTTTTGGTTCTACTGACATCACATTCTCACAATTCTCTGGCGCAGGTCAGATTAGTGCTGGGGCTGCTTTATCAAAAACTGGTAACCAATTAGATGTAGAAGTAGATGACAGTTCAATTGAAGTATCAAGTGATGCTTTACAAGTTAAAGCTCTTGGTATTACAAATGCTATGTTAGCAGGTTCAATCGCAAATGCTAAACTAAGTAATTCAACAATCGGTATTGGTGGTATTACATTTAACTTAGGCGATACAGATGCTACTCCAGCATTTGATTTATCAGATGCAACAAATTATCCAGCAAGTTCATTGACTGGTACTGTTGCAAACAATCAATTAGCAAACTCAACAATCGCATTTACAGATGACAGTTCAACTTCCGTAAGTGTAGGTTTAGGTCAATCATTATCCATTTTAGGTGGTGAAGGTATTGACGCTACAATCTCTGGTGGTATTTTAAATATTATCGGTGAGTTAGCAACTACAAGTAATAAAGGTGTTGCTTCATTCAGTTCGGATAACTTTACAGTTACATCTGGTGCAGTAACAGTAACAGCGATAGACGGCGGAACATTTTAATTAAGTCGTCAGCGAATAAGGGATATTATTAATGGCGACAGTTATTAAATTAAAACGAGGCACAAGTACACCAACTACAAGCAATTTAGCTGTAGGTGAGGTCGGTATTGATACTAGCGCTCAAAAGTTTTATATTAATGATAGCGGTACCATTAAAGAAATTGGTGGTGGTTCTAGTGGTGGTGGTGGCGCAGCCCTTTTAGGTGGTGATGTTCGTTCTTATACAGGTAACGGTTCATTAACAACATATGCAGTTTCAAGTGGCGCAGATGTTGAAAATGTTTTAGTATTCATTAATGGTGTTTATCAAAGGCCAACAACCGATTATACGGTTTCTTCCTCAACTCTAACTTTTGGCACAGCTCCTGCAAATGGAGATGCTATTACTATTAAAGAGTTGGTTGAAGGACTTAATTCTATTTCAATTACAGATGATAGTTCAACTGTAACTACAATTACTGCCGGAGAAACTTTAAAGATTGCAGGTGGTTCAAATGTAACCACATCTTTAACTGGTGATACATTAACAATAAATTCATCAGCAAGTGGCGATTTAACAATTGTAGATGATAGTTCTACGAGTGCCACAATTTCATTAGCTACTGATACTTTAAAAGTTGCAGGTGGTACAGGTGTAACAACATCAATTAGTGGCGATACATTAACAATTTCAGCTAGTGGTGCAAGTGATGTATTTAAAAACATTGCAATGCCAGATGGTTCAACAGTTGTATCAGCAGATTCTAATACAGATACATTAACATTAGCTCAATCTGGTTTAATTAGTATAACAGGCGATAGTTCAACAGATACAGTTACAGTCAGTACAGTATCTTCCTCAGTTATACCTTTTTTAAAATCAGACGGGTCTAGTTCTAATATAGAATTACAAACATCTGGTTCATTAGCAGATGTTATAAGTAACCTACATATACCATTCACATTAGCAAATGGAACAGGTGTAACAACATTGGTGGTAGCATAAGATGGCAATTAAAACTCCGATAAAAGCAACACTCACAGGTAGTGATGTCACAGGTCTTGCTGAATATCAATCAGCCGATTTTATCGGTGTAGTTGATGGCGGTACAGGTGCAACTACATTTACAGCCGGTATTTTAAAGGCAGATGGTGTAAATGCTTTTACGACAGTAAGTGCTCCTACAGGAACAATCGTAGGCACAAGTGATACTCAAACACTTACAAACAAAACGATTGATGCTTCTAATAACACAATATCAAATATTAGTAATTCAGCATTAAGCAATTCTTCAATCACTATTGTTGACGATAGTTCAACATCATCTACAATTTCATTAGGAGAAACTTTACAATTTTTAGGTGGAACAGGTATTAGTTCAACTATATCAGGCGATACAACAACTTTTGCAATTGATAATACAGTTGTCACCACAACAGGCACACAAACACTTACAAATAAAACATTAACATCACCAATTATTTCTACAATTAGTAATAGTGGTACGATTACTTTACCTACAAGTACAGACACATTAGTAGGTAGAGATACAACAGATACTTTAACTAATAAAACAATAAGTGGTTCTTCAAACACATTATCAAATATTGGTAATGCAAGTTTAACAAATTCATCTATTACAGTTACAGATGGTTCAACATCTACAGCAACATCTTTAGGTGGTACAATTACTTTTTCTGGAACAGCAAATGAAGTTGAAGTTGGTGAAAGTTCTGGTACAATTACAATTGGTTTACCAAATAGTGTTTCAATTACAACTGATTTAACTGTTGGTGGTGATTTAACTGTAAATGGTACAACAACAACTGTTAATTCTACAACACTTACAGTTGATGATAAAAATATAGAATTAGGTTCAGTTGCAACTCCTTCAGATACAACAGCTGATGGTGGTGGTATTACTTTAAAAGGTGCAACTGATAAAACATTAAATTGGGTAAATTCTACAGATTCTTGGACATCATCTGAACATTTAGATTTAGCAAGTGGAAAAGAATTTAAAATTAATAGTTCTACTGTATTAACATCATCACAAGTTTTAGGTAAATCATTACCGACAGGCGATGTAATTGGTACAAGTGATACTCAAACACTTACAAATAAAACAATTAATTTATCGAGTAACACTTTAACAGGAACAACAGCACAATTTAATACAGCTTTAAGTGATGGTTCTTTCGCTACATTAGCTGGTACTGAAACACTTACAAACAAAACTTTAACATCTCCGATTATTTCTAGTATTAGTAATACAGGAACTTTGACATTACCTACAAGTACAGGTACAGTAGCATTAACAAGTGATATTCCTACTAATAATAATCAGTTAACCAATGGTGCAAGTTATATTACTGCTTCAAGTACAGACACATTAACAAATAAGTCTGGTAATATATCACAATGGACTAACGATAGTGGTTATTTAACTTCATTTACAGAAACAAACGATTTAACAGCGGCTGTTACATGGGCAAATGTTCCAGATGCAAATATAACTCAAAGTTCAGTTACACAACACCAAGCTGCTCTTTCAATTACTGAATCACAAATTAGTAACTTACAAAGTTATATAACAGCCAGCTCAACAGATACATTAACAAACAAAACAATAAGTGGTGCAAGTAATACTATTTCAGGATTAAACGCAACTTCAATTGCTGATGGCAGTATATCTAATACAGAATTTCAATATTTGAATGGAGTAACTTCAAATATCCAGACTCAGTTAGATAATAAAGCAACGGCTGCTTTTGCTATTGCTCAGGCAGTTGCTCTAGGATAGTATTATAAATATACCAAAATGGTATAAAATAAGGTAATTAAATGGCAAACCCAACAACTAGAGAAACATTAAAACAGTATTGTTTGAGAAACTTAGGTAAGCCTGTCATTGAAATCAATGCTAGTGACGACCAACTAGAGGATAGAATTGACGAGGCAGTACAATTTTTCTCACAATATCACTATGACGGAATTAGAAGAACATACTTAAAATATAAGTTGACAGCTTCTGATAAGGCTCGTTTGGCGGCTATTAATCCTGCTAGTGAAACTGCTACTAAAGATGGTGTTTCGACTACATGGTACGAAGACAATAATTATCTAGTAGTTCCAGAATCAGTAATATCTGTTATTAACATATTCCCATTTTCAAATAAAGGTAATTTAAATCTATTTGATGTTCGTTATCAGATGAGATTAAATGACCTATATGATTTTTCTTCTACTTCAATTATAAACTATGATTTAGTTTTAAGACATTTAGATTTCTTAGACCATATTTTGGTAGGTGAAAAACCACTTAGATTCAATCAACATGATAACAGACTGTATATTGATATGGACTGGACAAATGACTTAACTACAGATGAGTATATTGTTATTGAGTGTTATCGTAAATTGGATCCTTCAACATATTCAGATGTGTGGAATGATATTTTTCTAAAAAGATATGTCACTGCTTTGTTTAAAAAACAATGGGGTGCCAACTTATCTAAATTTAATGGTGTTGCAATGGTTGGCGGTGTAACTTTAAATGGCCAACAAATTTACTCAGAAGCATTAGCAGATATTGAAAAACTAGAACAGGAAATAAGAAGCACATTCGAATTAAATCCAGCAATGATGATAGGATAATGCCATGGCAGTTAACCACTTTTTTCAAGGCGGAAACGGAATTGGCAATACCAATGAACAAAGGCTACACGAAGATTTAATTATCGAAGGCTTAAAGATTTACGGCCATAATGTTTATTATCTTCCTCGTTCATTAGTAAACCAAGATTTAATTTTAGGTGAAGATACTTTATCTAAATTTGACGACTCTTACATTATTGAAATGTATGTAGAAACTTCCGAAGGATTTAGTGGTGAAAGCGAATTAATTAATAAATTCGGTTTAGAGATTAGAGATGACACAACTTTTGTTTTATCTAAGAGAAGATGG